AGCTAAGATAGTAGCTGGTGCTGACAAGACTCCAGCGAGAACCGTCGCGACTACTGCTGCTACCGCGTATCCGGTTCCAAACTCAAGAGTAAAGTTACTTAAGAGTCTAAAGACGTTTGTTTTATAATTAGGATCTTTAGAGTCCAGATCATATATGTTCTTAACTAGCTTTATTGCTTCGTATATGACTGCAAGCCAAGCGGCTTTCTTTGCCAGACTAGCCGCAACGCGAGTAGCCCAGCTTCCCTCAGCGCCGCTTGCCGCCGACTCAATGGCTTTACCTGCATCTTTTGGCTTAGTGTTCTTAGCCTCAGCCTCTGCGTTCTTCTCGGCTTCTGTCTTCTCTTTAGCTTTTGGTTCTTTAGCTTTCTCTTCTACACTCTTTTCTTTTGGAGCTTCTGCTAGAGGTATGTTTGGCAAATCAGGACCGCTTGCCGCAGCAGCTACACCAACTATTCCGATCATATCATTTAGGTATGAGTTGACAGTGTCCTGCATGTTGACGAGGTAACTTACCTCTTCCTTAGCAGTAAGTAGCTTGTCAGCGTAGGACTCGAGAGTCAAGTTTATCTTGCGGATCTCTCTTCTCGAGTCCTGCAGTGTATTATTCATCTCTTGATTGATTGAAGCAATCATATCTTTAAGCTGCGGGTACGCTATCGCGAACACGTTGTCGAAGCTCTGCTTAGCAGCCGATCTAAGATTTATACCATCATCAGCCATTATGCGGCCTTAGAGTTTGAGCCGGTCGGTACTCTCGGCTTGATTCCAAATAGAGCCTCGTATCTCTGAGTTGCATCCTCAGGCTCGACGTTCCCTGCGTGGTTAGAGTTTCCAAGCTTAGGATTTGGGAAGGACTGGGGATTTGAAGACTCGGAAGCCTTGATGTTATTCATGGTGGCTCTCGGCGGAGGAGTTATGCTGGTCATCTCACTGTTGGTTGACTCTCTGTTGAGCTCAGCGCCCGTAGCCACAGTTGTCTTTGGAGTGGTATCTCTACTCGCCACGTCGGTCTTCTTTGTATCTTTCTGAACTGGGGTAGCTGCAGGAGATGCGCCAACAGGCGAAGCCGCGCTTTCCTTAGAAGCCTGATCGCCTGTTGTTGAAGAACCGGTCTGAGCCTTTGCAACTTGTCCAGGTGCATCACCGATCTGCAGGTCATCACTTTTCATGTTCGCATCAGGTGATCTTCTAACAACTAATTGACTAGTTAGTGGAACTGAGTATGTCTTTACGGCTCTGCTCGTATTTCCAGCGATGATCTCAATTCCGTCTCCGGATCTATTACCTGTAGCTAAACCTACGTGACCACCGGGTTGTCCTGGGCCCTTGCCTCTCGTTAAGAGGACGACGTCGCCTTTTCTCACTTCAGTCGGTCTTACAGGAACGCCCCATCTCTGGAAGCTGTTAGCTAATTGAGAGCCTGAACCTCTTATGCCAGCTTGAGCCAGTGATGAGTTGACGAACGCAGCGCACCAAGCTTCTTTTGATGGGTCAAGTCCGATTCCTCCGGTTCGTAAGTAATTTACTATGTCTCCATAGTTGCCGGTAATGCTTGCTCCTGAGAGTCTAGAAGCGGCGTCTACAGCCGCGCCGGCGTTTCCACCTCCAGCAGGAATTCCCGCCGAAGTGCTGGCAACTGATTCTCGCATTCCTACTGGTGTAGCAGAACCTTGTCGCCCGCCGGCTCTCGGAGCACCGCCGCCAAGTCCTCCACCCATTCCACCGCCGGGAAACACGATCTCATTGGCATCGAAGGTGATGGTATTTGCTTTGATTAGTAGTGAATTTCCAGAAGTCTCAGGCTGGCTCGGCTCGGGAGTCGCTGCGGGTGCGCCTGCTGCTGGAGGAGAAGCCATCGGAGAGGCACTGGATCCTGACCCAGAAGAGCTCGCTGGAGGTCTAGATCCAGCCGGTTGTGTTGCCGACACTGAGCTGGTCGGCTGTGGCCTAGAGCCATCACTACTTTGTCCAGAACCACTTTCTGGAGCCGGAGGCGCGGTATTCTGGTTATTTATGACTTGGAACATAGCGCCGGAGACGCCTACCGCGGTAGCAGTCTTTCCAATATTTGATATTGCGCTCTTCGTGATGACATTACCAGCACCGCCGCTAGTCGTGCTTGCATCACCCTGTTGCTGCTGAGCTGAGTCTAGTATCTTGCCAAGAAGTCCCAGCGACTTCGACATCGAGCTGTTTAGTTTTCTAAGCCCAGTATTGATGTCATTCAGACGACTGCTTATATCGCTTAGAGTACTATCTAGATTCTCAACTTCGTCTCTATTTTCTTGACTAGTTGTCTGGATAGTCTTGAGCAGTCGCTCTAGAGACGGAAAAGTAGAGCCAAAGACGTATTGAGCCGCGTCTCTTGCTAGTTCTCTAAAGTTAAGCTCTAGTTTATCAGGCATTAGTTACCGATCTTTGCTAACTTTTCTTGTCCGCGTGTATAGGCAGCGACACCGAGGATAGCACCGAAGGCGATGTGAATCATACCACCATTTGATAGAGATAAGCTCTGCCAAGCTACGTACTGCGCAGTGACTCCGTCGTTCTTATAGATTACTGGGAGGAACATCGAGATAATAGGAAAGAGAATGAAGTCGAACAGACAGATTGCCATATAGAGCCAACCCATTGCTGGACGCCAGTATGCTTTTACCCAATGTTCTTCCTGCTTGTCTAGCTGACTGTCTACGATCTTTTCATCGATGGCAGTCTGAGCCAACCCAACGGAAGCCTGAGCCTGAGCGGTGGCCTGAACGGCCTGCAACTGGACCGTCTGCTGAGCCATCGTTGAAGATGCTTGATTATTGTTATTGTTTACATCAATTACAGTAACAGCGGGCGCTGGTGCTGGTGCTGGTGCAGGTGCTACCGGTACTGGAGCGTCATCATCAGCTGGTTTTGCGAATTTAGCCATTATTTTGCTTTCTCTGTTCTTCTAGTTCTCTGAGATAGTTCATAAGCATCTCAACATAGAGATCACGCTCAAATGGTATAAGGTTCTCAACTTCACTAATAGAGTATTTATGGTGCTGAACCAGTGAGAATATCGTTATGTAGTAGTTCTCAAGGTTGTTGTGGTTCAGCGCAAGGTAAAAAAATCAGATAGAGTCGTTAGCTCGATCTCTCTGTCGTTACCCAGTGAGTTCTTATAGCTGATCTTATAAGATAGCTTTGGCTGGTTGACCATGAAGTCTTGGATCTTCTCAAAAGTCTTGATGTCGAGATTCTCAAGGTACTCCTCGAGCTCTTTCTTAGAGTATGCAGATGACTCATAGACCTCGTTCTCGTCATAGATCTTGTCAACGCAGCGAACGATGAGCTGGAAGAATGAGTCTTCTCCCGACTCGAGAAACTCTTTGTCCTCATACAGCGATGCATTTGGATACTTGAGCAGGATGCCTGTAGTGTCGGTGATGCGGATCGTGTTGTCTACCTTCTCTGGAAAGTTGATCTCGATCTCTTTTAACTTGACGTCAAAGTCGTAGACCTTGTTGTCCTCGTTGTCTCTGTAAGAGACCTGCACGGTGTCGTTGACAGAAGCCGCTCTGAGCTGGATAAAAATATACTCGAGATCAAACAGAGAGATCTTATTGACGTCAAACTCATCGAGCGCGCAGTTGTTAACAACCTGCTTGATTGCGATGAGGATGTCTTTCTCTTCTTCACTGAGCTTAGCCATCAGGAGAATCTTCTCTTCTTTAACTAAGAAGGGTCTAAACGCTACTTTCTTACTTGTAGAAGGAATAGTTAAGATGATCTGCGGATATGTAATCTTTGGTAGTGACATGACGAACTCCAGTTTTTAATGATTATTAGCAATTATCCAGTAGTGGTATCTGCCTGCGATGAGTCTTGAGAAGTAGATGTTGTTGGTGAGCTACTATTAAATGTAGAACCAAACAGCTGAGATCCGACTCCGATACTTCCAAAACCCGATGAGCCATTTAAGATGTCTCCTAGGTTTCCACCAAATGCCCCGAGTATCGTGTCCAGAGTATTTCCAAAAGCGCTGTTGACGTTATCAACTGACCAGTCTCTATAAGAGAAGTTCACGTTAACTTTCATCGCGGTGTTGTTTGAGTTCCAGTCTAGACCGATCTCATTGATGCTGATCGGAAACGCGTCGATTATAGTGATTGTCTTTGCGACGTTGCCGTATGAGTCAAAGACGTAGATATAGATGTCGGTGGTGTAGTCGTCCTTGTAGCCGACGGTGTAGCTCGGCACGCCGCCGTAGTTAACGTTGCCGTTGAAGTCGATGATCTGATTTAGCCAAGAGTAGAAATATCTATAGATCGTACCGCTGCTGTCTGCGATGAACGACATACCGATGTCGGTGAACTGAGCGTTGTGAGCCATCTTCTGGTTGATGCCCATCCCGTATCTCTTGTTGTCGCTCGCTGCAACTGCCATTCCAGGAATCTTGACCTGCTCGGTTCTCAAGTAGATCATTCTCTCGGCTGCGAAGTTATTGAGCGTGTCGGCTATTCCGGAGAAGCTGCTGAGGTTTATATTGGTAGGAGCGGTCATGACAGTCAAGAACTTATTGGTAGGCAAGTAGCCGTACCTACCAATGTTTGATCTAAATTCTGATATATTGTAGGCCAACTCTATCTCCCGCCTCGAATATTCTGTGATTTTGTTACAAAGCTCTCAGTTGGCAAGGTAATGGCATAGTCCCAGTTTCTTGGCTCGATATATAAGTACCTGCTCGCAACATGACTATAGAGATATCTCTTGACGCATACATTAAATCCAGAGTACTTAGATGACCTGTTTAGTATGTCGTAAGATATCTTTAGCTTAGTGCTATCATCATATTTATCATTAGTTGCGGCCTCTTTTAGAGCTCCAAGAAGAGCCGCCCTCCCTCCACCGTGAAGATAGTGTAGGTTGATCCCAAGAAAGCCATTTCCATAGAAGTTAATTGGAAAGACTAGCGGGAACGTGTCGTATGTTGGTAAGATGTCTTTGTTCTTTGGATCATAGAAGAACATGTACATTCTACCGATCGAGTCGATCGTCAGTCCACCCACTCCATTCTTAGGATCGTTCAACAGCTTCCCGTAGTTTCCGGTAAGGCTCTGAGCCGTATCGCGGAACCAGTTAACTGATTCTTGTACTGTAGGTAGATCTGCCATTAGAATGTAATTTTCAATTCTTGCTCTGTAAATATCTGGAAAGTCCAATTTCGATCTGCACAGAACTCCTGCGCCGCTTTCCACTTAGCACTATTTATGCCCCAAGTGAAGACCTCGTTGATGTATCTCTTGTTTACTTTAGCCGGTTTCTTTGGCTCTTGCGTCTGCGACTTTGGCTTTACCTCTATTACCACGGTCTCGATCACTCCGTCTTTGTTCTTCTTTCTTACACAGAAGTCAGGAAAGTAGCGATGAATTCTATTGTCAACGGGCGAGCGATACGGTATGCAGAACTCCTCTGAGCTCCACTGGATAACGTCTGGATGCTTATCCAGATAATCCATAAGCTTAAGTTCCCAACTTGACCTATAAATAATATTAGTCGGGTTTCCTTTATACTTAGCCGGATTTTTAGGTTTAAAGTACCCTTTGTAAGACATCTTTGATCTCTGCAATAAATAATATAAAAATATTTAGGAACTACTATGGCTTTATTAGACGGATTAGTAAACGCAGCTTGCACGGTCTTTACCGACGCGACTGTCTTAGCTGCTGGAGCTACGGCTTATGGTTTATCTGGACAAGATCCAAATGCCGGCGGCTATCACTTCATGGGGGATCTCGTATACCCATCCGATCTGATCAATGAAGACATCGGTCGCAAGGCTTTTATGTGCATAAAGTTCTCTCAGTACCAGAGAAGATCGATATTCGACCAGCCTTTCTTCAAGACATTCGGTGGCATCACCCTTCCAATTCCATCAAGTCTTCAAGACATGACTTCAGTTAACTGGAACTCAAGCTCAACTTCATCGACTTCTGCGGCAGTCGGTGCAGCTGCTGAGCAGTATCTTAACCAGAGAAATTCTTCTGGAAGTCCGGCATCCGGTAACTTCTTCGATACTGTTAAGCAAGAACTGCAGAACGTAGGTGGAGCTCAAGGTTTAGGTAATATCGCAACTGGAGCTGGATTAGCTTATGGCGCGTCTGAGCTAAGTAAAGCTTTTGGCGGCGGCGGTGCACAGGCTCTTCAGATGGCGGGTCTCGCACAGAATCCATTCCTAACTATGCTTTTCCAGAGTCCTAATTTTAAGTCTCACTCGTTTAGCTGGACATTAGCTCCAAGAAACCCAGAAGAGTCTTCAACTATCGCTAGCATAGTAGCTGCTTTTAAGTACAACATGTTACCTGGACTATCTGGCCAAGGCAGCGGAGGTACGTTCTTTACGTATCCAAACATAGCTAACATAACGCTATTTCCAACTGACTATTACTTGTATAAATTTAAGCCCTGCGCTATTAAGTCATTCACAGCTGACTTTGCTCCGAATGGTCCATCGTTCTTTAAGGGAACTTACGCTCCAACTCATATCAACATATCAGTAGATATGACTGAGATTGAGTTGTGGACAAAAGAGTCTCTTTCTGAAGTTGGCGGTTTTGGTGAAGTTAATCCTGTGCTCGGCCAAGCGCTAAAAACAGCAGCTGACATCGGCAGCAACATTATTGATAACTTGCAGAATAATTCTAGCAACATCAACGGCGCTCTTCAAACTCTCGATAACGTAATGACACTATAAGGATAAGAAAATGGCAGAGAAATACTTCGACAAGTTTCCGGCAGTATTCTACGCCAATAACTTCGCTATCAACTTAACTGAGAGAGCTGCTCTAAAAGTTCCGGCTCCAGCAACTCCGTACGCTTACTACTCTTATGACGTAACCAACGGCATCAGGGCTGACCAGATAGCCGATAACTACTACAATGATCAGTACATGGACTGGCTTCTCTACTTATCAAATGGAATCATCGATCCATACTATCAGTGGTACCTCACAGACGATAAGTTCAACTCTTACCTAGTAGCAAAGTACAATACTACCGTTCAGAATCTATCGAACAAGATAGATCACTATAGAAACAACTGGTACAATGGAAATGCTATTAGTATATCTGACTACAACGCTCTTCCGAGCAACCAGCACAGGTATTGGCAACCTCTGCAT